GCACAATAAGCGCAGACAGCGCTTTCGCTTCTCATCCGATTATGGTGGGCCCTTTACGTCCCAAAAACGTTACGTCATCACTGAAGGAGGAATCCTAGGTGATTTTCGTTCGTTTACAGGACGTACATCTATCGATAACCAGTTGAAGGTGCGCACTCTCGGCAGATATGCCGGTAGCGTGCTTCCGTATTCTGGTCTTACCGATGGAACCCGCTGGCCTCCGTACTCCAACTCGAGCAATGCTCAGATGGATGCTTACGGAACTACGGCCATAGCGAGGTGTAAGCCCGCAAACGCTATCGGAACGTTGGCTGTATCCCTAATCGAGCTACGTCGCGAAGGCCTGCCGAAACTGGCGGGATTCGCGACGTGGAAGGCACGAACCGCTGACGCCCATAGAAGGGCGGCTAGCGGTGAGTACCTTAATTTCGAGTTTGGGTATAAGCCACTTGCTAACGAGGTCGCAACAGCGGCCGCCGTTATGGTAGACGCAGACCGGCTGATAAGCCAGTATATGCGTGATGCCGGCAAGTTCGTCCGAAGGCGATATGCTTTCCCACCAATTACTACCGTTACCGAGACCACTATAGATTCGAGTGCGACGGTTTCCCTAAAGGGACCGACAAACTCTCTTCTATATGCCGCGGTAACGGGGCAGGGGCGCGTCATTCGTCGTCGGGAGACGACGAGACGTGTGTGGTTTTCAGGTGCGTTTACTTATCACCTGCCCATCGATCCAATAACGATGGAGCGGGTTAGTACTCGCAAGAGATCCTTGAGTAAACTCTTGGGTCTCGACCTGGATCCCAACACACTTTGGGGCGCAACCCCCTGGAGCTGGGCCGTCGATTGGGTCACCAACACGGGAGATCTCATTTCGAATCTCCAGTCTTGGACCCGCGATGGCATGGTGTTGAGATACGGTTACGTCATGGAGCATACAATAGTCCGTGACGACTGGATCTTCGTAGGTCCCACCGGTTTAGCCGATGTGAACGTACGACCTCCCGTCATTAGCTTCGTCGTTGAGACGAAGCAACGTCGGAAGGCAACACCCTTCGGGTTCGGCCTGAACTACGGTGAATTCAGTAGCCGTCAGAAGGCCATTATCGCTGCCCTGGGTCTCTCCCAGCGTCAGCGGTAGCACCAGGTAAATAAGTGCCAAACGCCAACAGGGAGTCTAACCGGGCTCCTAGGAGTGATGCCTATGTCGCTCGCCGATCCGCAGACCGTTACCATTAGCGGCTCCGCCATCTCGCTCCCGCGCATCAGCGTTGGGGACGACAGGTCGGAGTACGCTTCCGGTGACGGCCTGACCGTCCTGAAGGCCTCCC